ACCAACTCTGCATTGCGATAATGTAAATTCTGCGCTTATGCTAACAGGTGTTGCTTTGCCCCATATAAAGCGGAAACTAGGGCTAAAAAACGCCTTGAACAAACCTTTGTTTCTCATTTTACCCTTCCTTTTGTTCTATCATTTTGCTGGCGTCAGCAAAATGGTCCTTTTGTTCTGCTTTGCAAACAGGGCAATATATTCTCGCACCTGGTATTATTATATAACCAAACATAGTATGACAATGCTCGCATTGTATTACGCCACTTTTTACGCCCATTTTTTCCTGCATCATTTTTACAAACGCATAGTCAAATAGTTTTAGTTTCTGTTTAGGCATCATTTATCCTTTTGTTCGATTAATTTGCGTTTAACTTTTATTCCATTTATTTCTATTTCATTTATTTTGCTACGATAAAATTTACCTTGTATAATTCCCTTTGTTGAGTTAATATATTCAGCCACTTCATCTAGCGAAAAACATTTATGGTTGCGAATTTTATATTCATATTTTGTATAAATCGGTCTAATTGGATAAACTGTCATTTCTTAATCCTTTTGTTCTAGTGCTGTTATTTTTGTTTCGCCCTTATAGCCCTTTTGCCACCAAACAAATGCCGCAGGGAAACCAAATGGGAAACCGCATTTACTAGCGGACAGTATCCAAATTGCTTTAATATTGCCGTATGCCTGCCATTTGCGTATTCTGCCCATAGAACTGAATATTTTGGACAATGGCACAAGGTATGCCACATTATTGGCAATCTCAAAACTGTGGTCTAAAACCGCATCAAATATGCTGTATGGTGGGTTTGAGATTATCCAATCAACTTTTCTATGATACTTAAAAAAATCTCTGTTCAAATCTATTTCACACCAATCGTTGTCTAAACTAGTAAAAGAATCAATAAAAGCACCTTCGCCACAAAAAGGGTCAAGGCAACTATCCAGCATACCAACAGGCAACAAATTACATAACTGTTCAGCAATTTTGTGCGGTGTCATACACTTGTCGTTTTTGTTATTGGTTGTTCCCTTGTCGGCTTTAACAAATGTCATTTTACATCCTTTTGTTTGTGTTTTCTAACATTGTGATAATAATTCCTTGAATATTCCCTAAAATATTCCCGGTGTGACTCTCTGTATCTTGCCATACAAGCATTATTCCATTTTTTTGCTTTTTCTTTTTCAAGAAGAAACGGTTCTTTTGCTATTTTTAATATATCGTCAAGTATTTCACAGGGGTCGTCTATACATAACCGCTGTTCCATATTTGCAATCTGTTTTAATATTTGCTTATAAGAAGACATCACTTATCCTTTTGTTCTAGTGCTGTTATTTGTTCTAGGGCTTTTGCTAGTATTTCACCTGTGTCCATAGCAAAGTCCCACCAGTCAGGGCTATCATCTTCTTCTCTGCCCCTTTGTTCTTCTGATTCATAACGGTCATTTATTTCTTTCAACGCATCAACAGCGACATCCAATGCCTTGCGTGTGTGTATAAGTCCTTGCCACATATCTTGTGTTGCAGTCATATAATAGCCATCACAAGTCAAATTTGGGCAAGCATAACAATCAAGGTCATCCCAGTAATGTTTTTCTAATTTCTTCCCACAATACGGACATTTTAATTCTGTCATTGTTATTCCTTTTTGTTTAATTTTTGTTTGATAAGTCGTAAGGTTGAGGCATCCAAAATTCCGTTTGGCAAGGCGATATAGCCACCGGCGCGGACAATCCTGACACAGAATCTAACGATGATTTGCTGCGCCTCTTCCGGTGTGCATAACGATGTTTGCGTTCCTTGCCGCGAACCAGTGTATATAACACATCCAGAATCGGCTTCTGGGTTGCCTTGAATAATTTTAATTGATCCGACATAACCTTGTCCTTTTATTCCGTATGGCTGTCCGTTCAAAACGATTTTAGGCCATTTCATATTTGTATCTCTCTCTTTGTTTTATCAAATCACGTGGATCTGGCTTTGGCTTTTTTACCTTGCTGATAATTTGAAACATCGGTATCCCACGACAATCTTCCTTATTACCCCAAGGATGCACGCCAATTACAGCGGGCGGCCACTCTTGATATATTTCACACTCAATTGTGCGTATGCGACCATCCCAACCTTTCCACGTTATTTCCCACCAATTTTTTAGAACAGGGTCTGCTGACGCTTCTGTTGCAGATGTTCCATCAGTTTTTTTGGTATTGGCAGATTTCGTGCTTTCCTGCACTCCATCCACTTCGGTATTACCCAATCCGGCAAATAATCCCACTTGAATTCCCAAAACGGCACCTCTTTGTTTTTCATTTGTTTCCTTTTTATTGTTGCCGGGTTTCTGTTGGTAGCCCCCGGCTGGCGTAGGATGGCGGATGAAACGCCGCCACCAACAGAATTACTTGACATACCCTAAATCTTTTTTAGGGCGGCCACGTGAAGAATAACCTTTACCACTTGTTCGCCGCCAGTATTCCCGCGCTGCCCTGCGATGTGCTTCTGCGTATCCAGAAGAATATTTTTTTCTTGCCATATCAGAATACGCATACCATAATTCATAATCATCAATCTTTTGCCCACGCAACGTCAATGTTCTTACAGCATCAGCACGATTCTTAAACTGATATGCCACGCGTGATATTTTATGAACAGCCAAAAATGTTCTAGTGCTTTGTTTCATCTTTGCCTCCAAATAAATAGTCGGCCATTTTTTTTACGCGCGACACTTCTGCCATTTTCATTTTTTCTGGCAGTTCTGCATATTGTCTTTTCTGATCAAATATATTCCAAAGTTGTTGTGCAACCCAGTGCGCAGATGCACGCGACATTTTAATATAAACCTGTCTGTCCGGCCATTGTTGTGTTAAAACAATAGTATTTCCGATAACTTCAACAGCATAACATACATTTTTTGCCATAACTACCTCCGTGGTTTTATTTGTCTTGTAATAATAATTCAATTTTATCATACACTTGTTGCTGATATTTTACAGCCACACGCATCTTTGATAATAATATTTTATCGTGTTCCGGATCACGTTCAACGTGGCGGATATATCCAGTTTGTAATTCTGGCGAATATATCAACAAATCATTTACCAAATAATCACATACGAACAATTCTGTTTTACATTGTGCAATATGGTCTTTCCCTTCTGCCATAACTTCCTTAATAAAGTTTTGTGGCATTGGAACTTTGATTTGTAATAATCTGCGATCAAATCCAATTACAATTCTGTCTGGCGAACAACCTAAATACTTTCCACGTTCAACAAAACCACAGGTTGCAACTGTGCGACCAGTATGTTTTTCATACCATTGTGCCGCTTCATCTTCATAAACAATTCCGCGTTTAATCGCATCTTTTTCAGAATATGTTAAACTTTCATCATCAATCCAACCAGAAAACTTTTGCATTGCACGGCGTTCAAGTTTTTCAATTATACCTGATCCTAAACCTGTGCTGTGTTTTCCTTTAACAAATAAATCACCAGCGATAGATGCAGTAATTCTGTCAGCACGCAAATTCAACCAATCTTGATTCGTTTGATAATTAAATTTATCATTTGGATCAAAGATATGTTGCTGAACTTCTAAATAAAATTTTGGTTTCATATTTTTTCCTTTTTTGTTCCACAACTATTATAACCGATTCGTTTTGTTAAATGACTATTTTTTTACTTGACTTTCTTGGAACGGCACAAATCCGGGTGTTCCAGACCAGAATTTTAAGTAATGTTCATAACAACAAAACTCAATTTGTTTTTTTATGTGGCTGCGTTTTATTGCGCAACCAATATCAATTATTTTATCACAATACGCACATTTAGTTATCATTTTTATCCTGTTCTATTTGTAATGTTTTTTCTTTTTCCAACTGTGGCAAATTCATACGCATATCTGTTTTTGACCTTTCCCACGCGTTGATAAAATCTTTGATAATAGATTCTTGTGTGAATTGTGTTGCGTTGCGCAAAGCAAGGCGTAATCCACGCACACCACCAAATTCCATCAAAACATATTTGCCGTGATCACCATACGTTTCTATAAAATCTTTTTCCATCATATCTGCATCAAATACCATAGGATCAATATCAGATACATCGTGTAAAAATTCACGGATATATGCTGTCTGTTTGTTTGAATTATGAATCCGCAACCGTTCTGCTGGCGCGTATTTTAACCAAGTTGCTAACGATGGATATGCACCATACAGGTTTTCTGTTTCAGCAATCTGGCGTGCAGCAATACCAATTTCATCATCAGTAAATCTTTCTTTTAATTCTGCAAACATTGCGGCAATATAATAACCGTGTTGTTGTTCATCCATTTTGTGCACACCACATAAAACAAATAAGTGAGCAATAACTGCTGTCCATTTTTCAAGTGTCATCATATTATCCCCTGTTTTTTTAACATTGCTTCTGCTATTTTTGCGCCCTTTGCAAGTTTTTCCATCTCGGTCGGGCGCGCAAAATTAGCGGTTTGTGTATTATAATTATCAGGTCTGGATGCCCACACCATCAAAATTTTTTGTTTCCAATTACGAATCGGTGAACCTTGCGTGTCGTGCCAATCTGCTGCAACATAGCCTTCATAAGCGTTGCGCATTTTTTCCAAATTCAAATTCTTTTCGCGACAAAAATCCATCCACTCTTCAAGAGTTGGTGGGCAAAACGGTTTTCTTTTTATCGCTTTGGCGGCTGCTTGCATTTCTTTGTGCCACGTGCATTTTTCGCGCACATCTGCACGATCAACAAATTCGCGTTCGGAAACTGTTAATTCATCATAACCTGAACCTGTTGCCAAGAAAAAATTAAGACTGCTTTCCGAATCAGATAAAGCATTATGAATTTCAATATTGTCTGTTAATGTAATAAATTTATTTTCTGGTGTGATAATTTCAATTTGATCATCGTTTTGATTTTCAATTTGATTTATTTTTTTATTCCATCTTTGTAAAACACAATTACGTTTTAATTCAGAAATTTGTTTTTTGCGTTTTTTTTCATTTTCAATGGATACTTTAACTGCTTTACAAAACATACGCAATGTAATATCAACGGGTTCTGTTTCAAAAATTAAATACCGGCACAATGCTGCGTATGCGTTTATTTTTTGTTGTTCTGAAAAAGATGATTCCTCTTCTATTGCCAATGCCAAATTTGCAGGAAACACAAATTCGTTATTATTTTTTTCTGGCATCGCGACACTCCCCACATTTTGTTGGCGGGTGAGATTTCGGGAAAAATGTATTAAAACGGAAAGAAAGTATTCCCGAAATCATTTCACCCATAATTTTGAATATCCTTTCCGTTGAAAAGCATAGTATCATAAAAAAATCAGAAGTCAAATTTTTTTGATAAAAAAATTATATATTTTTGTATTACAGTGTATTACACAGTATTACAAGATTTGCATATATGTATATTATATATTCTTGGTAAATATTTCGTAATTACAAACTTATTCCAGATAATAAAATAATATATATATTTTATATACTCTGGAATACGCACATACGCATACGCGATACTTATATATAGCAATTTTGGTTTGTATTACAGTGTATTACACAGTATTACAGTGTATTACACAGTATTACAGTGTATTACAAAATAATGTTTTTTGTTTTTGATACTTGCAAAACGAATCGCTTTGTGTTATAGTTTTGGTATGGCAGGAAAAAAACAATACGATTTGCAAGAATTGCAACAGCAGCGCGAAAAGATCGCGCTTGACTTGGTTGATGTGTATTGGGAAATGAAGCCAACCAAATGTGCAACAAAAGATCAATTGGCTGATTTTTCAAAGTTGGCTCGCATCGCTGGCGAACGTGGCAAGATTGGTATGAAGGCCATTGAACAATTAGATGCGATGATTGAATCCTTGAAAAACCAAAAGCCAGAAACTAACACTGGCGATTTGACCAACGAAGAAATCAAGATGCTTTTGGAGTTTAGAAAGAAAAATGGAAAACAAAGATCAACTTCTTCTGGAAGCAAAGCGTAGGTTTTTAACTTATGAACCTTACCCAAAGCAAAAAGAATTCCATAATATAACCGTCAAAAATAAAGTTATTGGCGGTGGAAACCAGACCGGAAAAACCATCTGTGGAACATTTGAAGTCGCTATGCAGGCGACACAATGCTTTCCTGATTGGCATCAGGGCTGGCGTATTCCCGGACACATTGATGCAACCAGTGGACAGAAAGTCCGTGTGATTATTGTTTGTTCAACCGATTCTAAAACATTGCGTGATTCTATTCAGAAAAAATTAGTTGGTATGGATACCGATGGTTATACCAGCGGATCAATTGCGCCTGATTGGATTGTAAAAGATTCCGCAGTTAAAGCGCGTGGTGTTGGCGGTGGTTTGTTGGACAGTATTCAGGTGCGCGCAACTGATGGATTGATAACCACAATTTATTTTCGTGTGTATTCGCAGGGTCGTGAAAACTTGCAGTCGTTGACAGCCGATTTGGTGTATTGCGATGAAGAACCACCACAAACAGTTTATGGTGAATTGATGGGTCGTATTGCTGGAACTAATGGTTATTTTATGATGGCGTTCACACCTTTGAACGGTATGACACCATTGGTGCAAAGTTTCTGGCGGCGCGATGATCCAAAGAAGGGATTGGTGATTATGTCCGTATTTGATGTCGGACACATTTCACAGGAAGGTATTGATTCTTTGGTATCAATGTATTCTGGATTGAACGCAGCAGAACGTGAAGCGCGTTTGTATGGTGTTCCCAGCGCAGGTATGGGGCAGGTATATCCAATCACTGATGACAGATTGGCGGTTGATGCGTTTGATATTCCACGCAATTGGAAACGAATCGCAGGTTTGGACTTTGGACGTGGTATTCACCCGGCTGCTTGTGTTTGGATTGCGGTTGCGCCAGATGATACAGTTTATGTTTATGATTGTTTCAAAGGCACCGGTATGGCAGATTCTGAAATTGCATCAAAGATTTTGGCACGCGGCAACAATGTGCCTGTTGCGTTTCCACACGACTTTATGCGTAATACTGGTATCAGCACAATTGGTGACGAAAGAAAATCAGAAGGTTGGACTTACAAAGAAGTTTATGAACGCTTTGGAATTAAATTCACGCCACATTGTGCAAAAGACGAAAATGAATCTGTGCGTGTTGAAGCCGGTTTAATAAAAATCCGTCAAGCAATGTTGGATGGAAAATTCTTTGTGTTTAGAAATTTACAAGGCATCTTTGAAGAAAAAGCCACGTATCACTATCAAGACGATGGTGCGCCAGTTGGAACCAATGATGACTTGATGGATGCTATGCGTTATGCGTATGTGATGCGCCGTTATGCAGAATCACCAATTGAAACATTGTTGATGATGGGGCGTATAAACGAGGTTGCCACAGATAATACGCTTGATTACAGGGAGGATTGATATGATAACAAATGTTGTTTCTTGGAGCGAAAGAGATAATTTACCAAAACAGTCAGTAAGAAGAAATGATGTTGTTCCTGTTCACGGCAGTATTACTTATACAACTTTTCAAAAAGTTTTTCTTGTTTACTGTGAAATAAATGATTTGCGTAATTGGCTAGGCAATAATTTAGTAGAAAATTTTGGCAATCCTTGTCCTGCTATTGTGGCGCAAAAAATAAACACAATAACTGTTCCAACGAGAACAATATATAAAACTGTTCGTGGTCGTAGTTTTAATGTTCAACGTCAAAATTATAACTATGATAATAGTATAGATTTAATGCTTGGTGGTAAAAGAGAGATTTTAGGATGATAAAAGTTTTAATTGTTATAAGTAATTTAAGTTATTCGTGTATATTGATGTCAACAGATATTTTAGATAAAGGAATCGCTTATAATGCTTGTTCTCAAAATTCTTATGGTAAACCAGAATTTTTTGTAAAAACAGATTTTATTATATCGAGGTTTTAATGGCAAAACAACTTATGATTGTTCAGGTTCAAGACAATATGTCCCCACCGGCATATATACAAACTTTATATTATTATGGTAGATGGTATTATGATACATGGAGAACAGATTTATTGCCGGGTAAAAAGTTTTTTGTTAGAGTTAGGCCAGATATAACAAAAACAAAATATACGTCACAAAAGATTATTGAAATAAAAAAAATTTCACCTTCTCTCGCGGTGAAACAAGAACAAGATTTGCGAGCGGTTGTTCAATTAGGTGGACCTTTTGCTGAAATAGGAGGCGATAATGAAAATGCCGGTGGCGGTTATCAAAAATTGGGTTGATATAATCAGTGATGATTATATGCACTGGACAAAGGAACAGAAAGAATACATACTTTCGTTGGCACCAAACATTGATTGGGAAATATGGAAAGATGACATTGGTGTGATTGGTTGGTTGACTGTTCTAGATTTTGATTGTAAAAAGCGTTGCAATGTGTTATTATTATACTGTAAGCCAGAGTATCGTGGCAAAGAGTTTATTCCGATGGTGAAGCGTTTAGAACAAATCGCCAAGTCGGAAGGTGCAGAACAAATAATAGTCGGTGAAAGCATCAGCGGATACAAAGAATCCAAATTCAACGCTGTGTTTTCTCGGTTAGGGTATAACAATTCAGGATTCAAAAAGGATTTATAATGGCAGTAGGTTCAGCGATCATAGCAGGGTTAGGACTGGCATACAGCACATACGCTGGCGAACGTTCTTATGAAATGCAAAAAGATGCGCAGAAAAAGCAAGAACAAGCAATTGCGGATGCGGAAGCCAAACAGGCAGAAGCCGATGAAAAGGCGGAAAAGAAACGCTTGGAAGCATTGGCTGCGGAACAAGGTGGCGACACAGGGCGAACCAGCAAATTTGATTTTGGTATTGATTCTGCGGCTGCAAAAACCACTGCGCCTGCAACAATAGCGACAAGCACCACAGATGAAGAAGATGAAAATTACAATCCATTTTATGCAAGGGGAACATTATGAACCGTAAAATAGATTATTTCAAAAACCGCTTGGCATTTTTGAAAACAAAGCGGTCTGAATTTGAAATAGATTGGCGAGATATTTCTAAATTCCTATCGCCATCAACAGGTGTATTTTCAACTGATCCAAAAAGCGCAAAAGATAGACGGCGTTATACTTATCCAAAAGACAATATGAACGGAAAGCCACAACGCTATATGCGTGATTTGGCAACATCTTTGGTTGCCACATTGTGTCCGCCTGATTCAAGATGGTTTGGTTATCGTGTTGATAATATGACGGCCGATGAACAATCTTGGTTGTATAAATCATCGTTATGCGTTATGCAAAAATTTCAGGCAAATGGCATCAGTTCGTTTTTAACATCGTTATTCTATGAAGCCGGTTTGTATGGACTTGGTGTTATAACCGAAGAAAAATCCAACAAGACAGGTTTGGATTTTGGTAAAATGACTTGCGGTGAATATTATTTGGCAGAAGATTTTGAAGGCAATGAAAATGTTTTATATCATCCTTTTTGTATGAGTGCCGAACAATTAAAACAATGGTTTGGTTATGATGCGTTGCCACAATCTTTGAAACAAGATTTGGATAATGGTAATGGTTTTACGGAATACAATTGTGTTCAAGCGGTTGAACCAAATCCTGATTATTTGCCTGCGTTCAAAAATGAATTTAATAAACCGTTTATTTCTGTTGTCTGGATTGAAGGCGTAAGTGATGACGATTGTGTTTTGGAAATGAAAGGTATGGATGATTTTCCGTTTGTTGTTTTCCATTGGTATGATAAAACAACGTCCGTCTATACACAAGGTATTGGTCACGATATTCTTGGTGATGTAAAAGAATTACAAGAAACGGAAAAAGATACAGCACGTGCGCGCAAGAAAAACATTGCACCACCATTGAAAGCAGACCCTGCTTTGCGTGCAAGTGGATTAAAAACCGGATCAAATGAAATTACTTATACGAACATCAAAGATGGTGTGTCACCGTTATATACAACCAATTTCCCAACAGGCGAAGGTGTAAATCAATCGCGTGAAATTGACGAACGATTGGCATATTTGACTTTCAAAAACTTGTTCTCGTTCCTGATGAGTAATCCAAAAACGCGCACAGCCGAAGAAGTGAAAAAGATTTCACAAGAAGAATTGATTGCTTTGGCTGGTGTGATTCAAAACGCAATGCGTGCTTTAAGTGCTTTGTGTGAACGTGCATTTAAGATTGGTTTAGAAGCAGGGTGGCTGCCAGACAATATGCCATCATCTTTGCGTGGAAAAGTTATGACAGTAAGTTTTCACTCGTTGTTGGCACAATCTATGTCGTTGTCTGAATTGGTATTGTTGGAACGCTGGATACAATTTGTCAGTGTGGTTGGCGCAATGAATCCAAATGCGGCGCGTAAGCCAGACGTTATGAAGATTGTTGATACTTATGCTGAAAAACTTGATATTGATCAAAGTTTGATTGTTCCAACAGAAGATGTTGAAAAACAAATTCAGGCAGAAGCCGAAGCGCGTGCAGCAGCAGAACGTGCTGTGCAAGAGCCGGTTGCAGAAAAATCAATGTCGGAAGCGTTAAAGAATTATGCCGCTGCCGGCGAAACAATAGCAGGGATGGTATAATGAATAAAAGATGGTTGGCATTGCTGCACGATAAAGAATTATGTTGTCACTTATGTGGTTTATTGATTCTTTCTCGCCGACAACTAACCGCCGACCACTCACCAATTCCGCGCAGTAAGGGTGGCAAAGAAGTGTTGCCAGCACATCGTTGGTGTGATGAAGCACAAGCAGACAAAGGTTTTTTGCGTGCATCTGATCTGGAAAGATTGGTTAAAGCGTGGAAAAAACATCACGTAAAATTTCCAGTTGAAGTTTATGATAGCATTGCGGCGTTAAAAGAAAAGGAAAGATAATGGATGAAAGACAATACCGGGTTGCATTAAAAAATATTTTAGAAACAGGATCAGGCCGGTTGTTTATTTTACATTTGTTGGCCGAGTGCGGCGTAAATCTTGGTGATGGTATATCGTATCGTTCAGAAAAAACAGCGCACGAACTGGGGCTTGACCTATTGAACAATTTATTGTATAATTATCCTGATGAGTTTAAGAAACTTGTATCTGACAGCAAAACCTTAAAGGAGGTATTAAATGGCAGAGGAAACAACAGTGACGACTAATGGTGTTGAAACAACACCCGCAACAACTGATCCAGCCACAACGGTTGAAACAAATTCAACCACAAATGGCACAGACGAAGGAACGCCGGCAACAAAGCCAGCGGACACAACGCCTGTAAACGGAACAGAAGGTGCCGGGGTTGATCCTGTGACACCGGCCGGGGATAGTTTTACTATTAGCGATATTGAGTGGCCTGATGAACTTGGTTTGGATGATGCTGCAAAAGAATCATTGTTCAACGAGAACAAAGACCTATTCAAGGGTAAAACGGAAGTTAATGCCTATTTGAAAAAATTGGCAGAAGCAACTAAAATTAACAAAGAAAACCAAGCAAAGAAAACCCAAGAATTGGAAGCAAAATGGGAACAATCTTTGAAAACTGACAGCGAGTTCGGCAAAGATTACGAGGGGAATAAAAAGTTGGTTGTTGATACAATGAAAAAATTTTCCAGCGAAGCAGATTATGCGGAAATGGAAAAGTTTGGATTTGACAAAAGCCCTGCCCTGAATAGATTGATGTTGAAAATCGCCAAGGAATTTGAAGGTGCGAAAGTTGTTAAAGGCACACAGCCAAATACAACATCTGAACCCAAAACCGATTCTTATGGGCGGACAATGTTTGATTTTTCAAAAAAACTATAAGGACTAAAAAATGGCTAATTTTCAAACAAGTGGTCGTTCCATTTATGATATGGCTAAAAATCTGGACGCTAATGGCAACTCTATTAAGACGGCCGAAGTCCTGATGACCCAGTCAAATATCTTAAAGGACGCACCAGTCAAGAAAGCAAATAATATCTTGACACATAAAGAAACTTACCGCACAGGATTACCATCAGCGGAAGTAAAACGTCTGAACCAAGGTGTTGGTGGATCTTTCCCATCTCGCGATAACGTTGAATTTGGGTTAAAGAATTATCAATCTTTGCCTTGGATTGACACAATGGAATTCGTTTATGCTAAAAATCCTGACGAAGTTCGTCAAGACAATATGGAAGGCATATTGATGGGTTGGGGTCAATCAATGAACGCTGACTTTATCTATGATAGTGTTGCTGCAAATGGTGCAGATTCTATCAACGGTATTGCTTGGCATACTCGTTCATTGGATGGCGATCGTGTTGTTTCCGCAGGCGGAACAGTATCTGCATCTAAATTGACTTCTATCTATGTTGTCGGTTGGGATTTGTTATCGGGTGCTTATGCGATCGTTCCAGAACGTAAAGGTGCTGGTATTAATTTTGAAGTTATTGGCAGACAAATCATACAAGATCCAAACGATGCCACTAAAAATATTGATGCCGAAATGTATAAAGTTGAAGCGTTCTTGGGCTTAGGAACACGTGATCCACGCGCTTTCCGCCGTGTTGCTAACATTGACGTATCGTCTGTTGGCGCAACAACCTTTGACGAAACATTGTTGATGCGTGTTTTGAACGACTTACCTGTCGCTTTGCAAAACAAAAAATCAACTGTTATCTATGTTCCAAAGAGTGTTGCATTGGCAATCCAATTGCGCGCTAACGCTAAAACAAACGCATCTTTCGTGTATGGTCAGACAGAATTGTTTGGCGAACCGGTTATGACCTTTAATGGTTATCCGATCCGTGTTGACGAATCTATCTCCGAAGCAGAAGATGTCGTTGCCTAATAACCCGGGGTGGGCAACCACCCCACAGCATAAAAGGAAAAAGATATGGCAGTAATAGATAGAGCAAATTCTTTCTACTTGAAAGATTTAGCACAAAGCGCATCAAACGTTTTGGACTTTGGTGCTGCTGACAAAGGTGGTCACAGTAATTTCGGTGGCTATCTGAACGTGATCGCGACAAAAGCGGGATCTGTAAAATTACAAGATTCTGCTGATGGCACAACATATGCTGACGTTCCTAACAGCACTATCGCTTTAAGTGCTGCTGGTGCGGCATCAATTGTCTTGCCTGCACATAAACGTTATGTGAAAGCGGTCTTAACAACTCTCACCAGTTCCGACTGTGATGTTTATATCGGTGCGCCAATTGGTGAAATTTAATAAAACACCGGGCGGATTCGTCTGCCCGGTAAAATAACTTTTTACAAAAGGGTTTTCAAATGTCTAAAAAATACATTGCAAAAATGAATAACATTTTTTTCAAAGGCAAACGTTATAATGTCGGCGATCCTGTGTTGGTTGACGATAAAGAAGAAATGAACGCAGCCCGCTGGGAAACAGAAAAAGAATATTTGGCACGCGTTGAAAAAGTTGCAAAAGATACAATGGGTTTGACAGAAAAAGAATCTGCTGCAAAAATTGTTGATTTGACTTCTAAATTAGAAAAAGCCGAAGCCGACAATAAATCTTTGAAAGAAGAATTAGAAAAGCGTGATGCAGAAATTGCTGAATTAAAAAAAGGCGATAAAAAATAAAGGTTGTTGTGATGATAGACAATTTAATCGTTTCAATTTGCAATGGTGGGATACGTAAATCTGGGCAAGATTCTCGCATCACTGCGTTAGACGAAAATAGTAATTTGGCGGATTTGTGTAATGATGTTTGGCCTGTTGCTGTTGACTTTGTCTATTCATCGCATCCATGGGCGTTTAAGAAAGTTTGTGTTCAGGCAGATTTGCAGACATTGAACAATGATCCTATTGCGGAACAAGGACAAAATGTTTATGCGTATCCAGCGAAAGCATTGCGTGTGATGGGGTTTTATAAAGATTTGGCACGCGAATATCGTGATAATAATGCACGCGTATCTTCTGATGCAAATGGCAATAAAATTATTTTATCAAACGAAAATCCTTTGTTTGTTGAATATATTATGGCGATAACACAAAATGATTCTATACCAGCGTGGTTGCGCGAAGCGTTGGAATTAAAGGTTGCTATTGAAGTGGCGCGCGCAAAAGGGAAAGATATAAGAATTTTGTCGCAAGAATTACAGGCGGTTTTAGATTCTGCACGTGTTGCCAATGCATCAGAATCAGAAAAAGAAAAAATAGAAAACAACGATTATATTGACGTAAGAGGGTAAGATGCCAGAATACAAAGTCAATTATACCCAAAGCAATTTCACAGGCGGAATTATTGCGGCAGAATTGTATGGTCGTAATGATTTTAATAAAGTAAAAGCCGGCATGAAAAAATGTGAAAACTGGGCGTTGCGTGAAGCGGGCGGCTTAGAATTTCGTCGTGGGTCGAAGTTTGTTGCAAACATCCCTTCTGATGCAGGAACAAATTTCAAATTCACATCATTGAAGAATGTTTTGCTTTTGTTATGTTCTTCAAAGATTTATTATATGTTGGACGGCGCAACAACTTGGGTTGCAATATCGTATCCAACAGGTTTTATGCCAGCGATGGCATCTTTGGATTTTATCGAATTAAAACAAAGTTTGTATGTTTTTGATGGGACTGGAAATAAATTGATACAGATTCAATTAAATAATTTAGGTGTCCCTTATACGTCTATTTCTATTTTTGAAGAAGTGCTACCTAATAGCGCAACGATTTCTGCTAGTGTTATAGGAACAGCGCCAACTCCAAGTGTGACCATAGAGCATCAATATGCTTTTAGTGTGTCCAAAGATTTAGAACATGAAAGCATTTATAAAACTGCCACTCCTGTGACTGCAAACGTTGAATTGGGTGAAGGTTCCACGATAGAACCGTATTCTCAAAGAATTGATTTAACTATTGCAATTCCAAATGATTTAGCTGTTACTGGATATAAGATAAATATTTATAAAAAATATCAGGGAAAATTTTTATTTTTGGATTCTTTGTTTGTTGTTGCAAATCAAACGTCTTACACGTATCATGATAAAGGAACCTTGGCGGTTGATATTGGAATTGCGGGGAAACAAATACCTCCTTATATGGGACCGGATGGGAGTATTCAATATGTGAATTCTTTGGCGGATTATGGGCAGCGTTTATTCATGACGCAATTACAAGATGGTGTTGCGCGTGTTTTGTTTTCGCAGGTTGGCAATACTGATTCTATGGCATATTCAGAATTGCGTAATTCTGATGAAGCAGGTTATTTGGAGGTTCCTATTACGCATTTTGATTCTTGGTTGAAGGTTTGTGCGGGACTTGATTTAATAATGTCAAGTAGTTATACAATTTCACAAGTGCAAGGATATGGTGATTTGCAATCGCAGGTAATTTTGTTTGAAGGATTGAGCAAAAAGGTTTCACCCGTTTTTGTGCGGCGTTCTTTGATTTATACAAATACGAATAATAAAAATATTTATGACTTGTCTTATAATGAATACGGTCAATATGATAGCACGGATTTAACATTGTTGGTGAAATATATCTTTGAACGCAAGACAATCAAGCGGTTAGCGTTTAAGGATTTTCCAGTAAAGACAATCTTTGTATTGTGCGATGATGGCGAATTGTATTGTTTAACATATATTAAACAGCAAAACATTTATGGTTGGTATAAAATCAAAGGTTATGCGCCATATAAAGATTTGTTGGTTGTCAATCGTGAAACAGAAGATAGTGTATATTATATAACAGATGACAACGGCACATTGCGCTTGGATATGTTTTATTATAGAACTGATGATATATATATGGATTCGGTTGTCAGAGTGCCTTTGAATACAATAACAGATAATGTTATTACGGGATTAGGACGGTTTGAGGGTAAAAAAGTTCGTGTGTTTGATTTAAGTAATAATCTGTATTATGGTGAATATGATATACAAAACCCACAAACAATTGTAGAAGGGGGCAATGTTGTTGAAATAGACGATGTTGATTTTAATGGTTATACCGTGACAAATGGACAAATCACATTGCCAAACACAATTGAATTGACAGGCGATGTTTTGGTTGGGTTGCCTTATTATGCTGTGATGGAAACAATACCATTGGAATTTCAAGACAATAATGGCAACAGCACAATTGGTCGCAAAAAGACAATCAACGAAGCGTATTTGCGTTATGGTGATTCTCGCGGTTTAACGTATAAAACAATGAATCGCGAATATGATGCCGGAATTGCGAAGAAAGATGTTGCTGACAATGGGCAATTCTTGGAACGCGGACAGGTAAAACTGGACACAAATAGCGAGTTCCGGTGGGATTCAACAATCAAGATTTTACAACGCCAGCCATATCCGGCGCGTTTAGAATCTATAACATTGGGGATAACGTTCAATGACAAAAGTTAGTGATCAAATTTTACAAATCTTATACGCGCATTTATCGGTGCAATCTATATTGGATATGAAAGACAACTATAATGAAGTGTCTATACGGCAATTAAATGATATGAATAAAAATTGCTGCGCATCATTTCCGATAAAAGTTGATCATCGTGTTATGGCGATTGTATTTGTATTTGATGCAAAAGAAGTGTATAATATAGTTGTATATACGTGTAGCCACTTTATGCGGGAAAAAGAAAATTGCTTTCCACAACTTGAAAAGATTGTTAAAGAGTTGGCGGAAAAGAAAGAAATAAATGCGATTGTCTATAAACAGGCACGCCAGATATTATCATCATTGACCAGTGTCGGATTCAATGTGAGGAAGGAAAAAGAAAAATATATAGTATTGGAATATAAAAAATGAACGAACAATTAGCAGGGCTTTTAGGCGCAATACTTCCATCAAAGGGATGGGAAGGTGGTTATTCGCCTGTGAATCCCGATGTATATAAACCGTCTTTTTCTTCGCCAAACGATATTGCTGTTGCGACAGATACAATTTTTAATGCGCAACAACAAAAAGAAAAAGGCACAGCAACTTTCAAATCACCGGTGGAACAACCAAAATCTGTTGGTGGCGATCCAACAAGACCGGCAGAAGTCAAGGTTGAAGTTGATGCCAAAAATAAAACAAGTTTTTCGTCTGGCGAGTGGTTTGATAATCCAAATGCCAGCACAGCGTTTCAGGTAAAACATTGGTTGGACGGCACTGTCGCAGGGATGAAAGCAATATCTTCTGTGTATAATGGTTATTCTCAATCTGTTCAATACAATATGCAGGCCACGTCAATGGAATATATGGCGCGCCAAAACCAACGCAATGCGGATTTGATGCGTAAAAATATTCGTGAAATAAATCGCGCAGCACAATCTGATATAAACGCAATATATGTTCAAACAGCACAAAGAAAATCAGAACAACGCGTGGCACAAGGCGCAAGTGGTTTTGCTGTTGGCAAAGGCGTGTATGAGGTTTTGAACGATAATACAGATTGGAAAACCAATTACAACGCATCTTTGATTATGCTGAAAGCAGGATTGCAGGGTGCGGAAATTGTTCGCAGTGCGGGCAATTATGAAGCGCAATCAATTATCAACAAATCGGAAGCATCTATTGCACGTAAAAATGCAGAAGTTGCAAAGATAAATGGCTGGGTTGGCGGCGCGATTGGTGCAATGTCGGCAGCAACATCATTTTATATTGGCAGATATGGAGTAGAATAATGGTTATGAAGATTCCAGATTCGGGCGGTGTAATGGGTAGCGATCCAGTATTGCGCCAACCATCTTTTGTTGAACCACAGAAAACAGTGAAAGTCAATCCGCTGAATATAACGCCTGTAATAGATGGTGTTGAAAGTTTGGGCAAGGCGTATTTGGAACAGAAGGAAGCACAAGATAATGCTTTGACACAACAGGCAGCCAATGACTTTGACGAACATATGGCGGCGTTTCAAACGGATTTATTTAATTCGCGCAAGGGCTATGCGGCAAAAGATATTTATAAGGCAATGAAAGATGAATCTTATAAATACTTTAATAATTTAACTGGCGAACCAAAAGACGATGGCAAGATCCGTATTGCATCGCCGGATGCCAAAGCCAAATTGCAGCAATATATTGATAAACGTCAGCGCGCATTTATTGCGCAATCTGCTGCGTATGAAGCAAATGAAATTCAATCTGCCCAGAAAGCAACATTTGAAGCGGCGTTGGTGAACGCAAGTAATCGTATGATAACCGCTAAAACGAATCAAGAAATGGCAGATTCTATGGCGGAAATAGAACGCATCAACGCTGTTCAATTGCGTGGTTATCCAGCAGATTATGTAAAATTGGAAACAGCAAAATTACAAGATGCGGCGGCTGCGGGTTATGTCACACAAAAGATTGCGGTCAATCCGTTAGAGGCGTTGCGCCAAATGAAAACAAATCCAAATGTTTATGATTATTTGACAACGGCATCACAGGCAAAATTAAAAACAGCAATTCAAGAAGCGTATCGCGCACGTGAACTTGGCCGAGCGATGAATAACGATGATGAAGAATTGACAACTCCTATAATTAAATTGGTGTATGATGTGCAAAACGATTCGGA